TTACAATGCATATGCAGAGGATAAAAACCTCATTGCTTATGGTGTAGCAGGTACTGGTAAGACTTTTATTACATTGTATAATGCACTCCAAGATGTATTAGATCCATCTTCACCTTATGATAAAATCTATATTGTAAGGTCACTTGTTTCTACAAGAGAGATAGGATTCCTTCCTGGTGACCATGAAGATAAGTCTTTCTTATATCAGATACCATATAAGAATATGGTAAAGTATATGTTTGAGATGCCATCAGAAGCAGACTTTGAAATGCTCTATGGTAATCTTAAAGCACAGGAGACTATTGGGTTCTGGTCTACTAGTTTCATTCGTGGTACGACATTTGATAGAGCAATTATTATCGTAGATGAATTCCAGAACTTGAACTTTCACGAACTTGATAGTATAATGACAAGGGTAGGTGAGAATTCTAAGATTATGTTCTGTGGTGATGCTACTCAGTCTGATTTAATTAAGACCAATGAGAGGAATGGTATCATAAGTTTTATGGAGATTCTTCGTAACATGTCTTCAGTAGACATTGTTGAGTTTGGTATAGAAGATATAGTTCGTTCTGGATTAGTTAAAGAATATATTCTTACTAAGTTAGAAATGAATCTTTAATGTCAAGCAAGACTATACATTATGTAAGTCTGTATTCACCAGACGATGTTTTAACTAGACAATCAGAACTTGTTGAAGAGTTTTATATTCAATCAGCATGTCCTGTTTTTAATCATAAGACAAGTAGAGTTTTTGTAGGTCATTCTCCAAGGGATTTTTCTCTTAGAGTTGATAGGACAGAGGATCATAACTATCTTGTTTGTCCTGAACCAGAACTCTTAGAGTTTGATGATGATCATCTTAATTCACCTAAACCAGTTGTTCAAATAAAATTTCCTAAGTTTTTATTCTGGACATATGATGATGATGTTTGGTGGGAATTTTTAGATCATCCAATGACTTCTTATACTAATAATTTTATTGCTATAGGTGGGTGGTTTAACTTATCTAACTGGGCAAGAACAAATAGTTTAGCGGTCACACTTGTGGATGAGACAAAACCTGTTATAATAAAGAAGGGAGATCCTCTCTTTAGGACATCTTTTCATACTCCTAATCCAGATGATACTATCATACTGAAGAAGGAAACTGATCCTGAAATGGTTAAGGAAATATTTAATAAGTATTCTGCAAACAATATGTCTAGGGATTGGAGACCAAAACTATTTTCTAAGACTAAATCTGAAAGCAAATGTCCTGTAAGTTTTTTATTTAAATGAATTTTATTCATCATAATCATCTAGGTGATATTGAATTAAAGAAGAAAGAAACTCCTGGTTGTAGACTCTACCAACTTCCTGATGGTAGTTGGGTTCCATCTATAACATCTGTTACTTCCTTTTATAATAGACAGATCTTTATTGACTGGCGTAAGCGAGTTGGTATTGAAGAAGCAAATCGTATTACAAAGAAGGCGACTACCCGTGGCACAGATTTTCACGAAGCTGCTCAAGCATATTTGGAGAATAGAGATTTGGTCTGGGAGGATTACCTTCCTGCTACTAAGTTTATGTTTCATCATGCGACACCATATCTGGATAAGATAAATAACATACACGCTATAGAAAGAACTCTTTACTCAGAATACCTTGGTCTTGCGGGTAGAGTTGATTGCATTGCTGAGTATGATGGCGAGCTGGCGGTGATAGATTTTAAAACATCTGAGAAGATCAAACCTGAGAAATGGATGGAAAACTATTTCGTTCAGGAAATGTTTTATGCATCAGCGTACTATGAGTTGACTCAAATTCCTGTTACTAAACTCATTACTATCATGGTAACACCTGGTGGTGAGGTAAAAGTATTTGACAAAAGGAACAAAGGGGATTATATTAAACTATTAGTACGATATATAAAAGAATTTGTATCTCACAATACTGGGGCCGAGAATGGAGAATGAACTAGAACAAGCACTCAAGGACAAGTTTTTTTGTCCCGCAAGGTTTGCACAAGAGATTGAGAGTATGGTGCAACACCATCAGGGAATGAATTACATTGATGCTATAGTTTCCTTCTGTGAAATTAATGCTATTGATTTAGAGTCCGTTCCTAAACTTATATCTAAACCCCTCAAAGAAAAGATTAAGTACGAAGCACAAGAGTTAAACTTTTTAAAACGCACTAGCCGTGCGAAATTGGTTTTTTAATTCCAAAAAAGGGCGAAAAAAACTCCCGCAAAAAAATCACCCTATTACTTTTTTATGATGACAACTAAAACTGAATTGATGCATTGGAGACTCCAAGCAATATTACGAGAGAATAGTTTTTCTGATCTTGAATATCTTGGTGAACGTGTAAGTTATAAAACGGGTAAAGATGTTCCTTGGTATCGTATAGGAGAAGCGGAAGTTCCTGTAGATGCCATTACAGAATTGGATAGCGAAGTAGAAGATGATGCCACTTGACGCATATAAGTGTTACCTTGCGATGAAGAATCACTTCACGAAGGATAACTATGACTACCATAAGTATGCAGGTAAAGTCAGAGCAACAAGAGAGGCCTTCTATAAGAGAAAGGATAGGTTCTGGTTTGAAAAGTTTGCAAGACAGAAATCAGATAAGGAAGTAGTAGATTTTTTTGTATCTAACTTTACATCCTGTGCTGATCCAGAATCATTATGGATTGGTGAGATGATTAAGGATGGAGAAGTAAGGTATAGTGATTGGCAGAAGAAGGTACAGTCATTGGCATATCTTTTTAAGGAAGAGTCAGAGAAATTATTTGCAGATAATAAAGTTGATGATGTCTTTGATTGTAAGAAGGGACACCCTATTATATTGAAAAAGTTTTTAGGTGGACATATAAGCTTGGAAAGTTTGGTAATCTATGATAGAATATTTGGGTACGGAAAAAACTTCGATAAACGACTGAATGACCCTGTGTGGGAAACCGTCAGTCGGAGGGTGAAAAAATATTCTCCCTTCCTAAATATAGATGTATTCCGTTATAAAAAAATCCTAAAGGAGGTAGTTATCGATGGCAGCCCTTGACCCAAATGAGGTTCTTGAAAATTTACAGAAACAACTTGTTAGTAATGAAGAGACTCGTCTCAAATTAATTGGTGCAATAGATGTACTTCAGCAAATTGAAGAAAGTAAAGCAGAACCAGAACCAGAAGTTTCAGCTCCAGAACCTGGAACTGTTGAAGTAGTTGAAAATGAGGGTGGTGAATGAGTTTCTTCGACTCTGAAATTGTTAGAGCAGAAATGGCAGAAATTCATGAACTTCAAGAAGAAGTTTATGATAATGTAATGAAGTTTCAATTTATGAATAATGCTGATAAGGCATATCATATTGAACAGTTGACACGTCTTATTGAAAAACAAAAGATTGTCTATGCACGTCTGAGTTTATCTGATGATCCTGATGCTAAGAAAATGAAAGAGGAAATCACAGAGTCTGCTGTGATGATGGGACTCCCTAAAGATGTTGATATGAATATCATTTGGAAACAAATGAGTGATATGATTGGGTTAATGAAATCCCAACTTGACATCTCCTAAATCTAATCCTATAATAACAAAGTACAAAAAGCCAAATCCAATTTAATCCGAGGAAATCCGAATGTCTTTTGCAAGTCTAAAAAAGCAGTCGAACTTAGGTTCACTGACTGCTAAGTTAGTCAAAGAAGTAGAGAAAGTTAATAACACTGGTGGGGGTGGAGATGAACGCCTCTGGAAACCAGAATTAGATAAAACAGGTAACGGTTACGCAGTAGTTCGTTTCCTTCCTGCTCCAGATGGGGAAGAAATTCCTTGGGCAAAACTATACTCTCATGCCTTTCAAGGGCCTGGTGGTTGGTATATTGAGAACTCTTTAACTACTAATGGTGGTAAAGATCCTGTCTCTGATCACAACCGTGAGTTATGGAACAGTGGTAACGAATCTGATAAGGATACAGTGCGTAAGCAAAAGCGTAAGTTATCTTATTATAGTAACATCTATATCGTTAAAGATCCTACTAATCCTCAGAACGAGGGTAAAGTATTCTTATTCAAGTATGGTAAGAAAATCTTTGATAAGGTTATGGAAGCAATGCAACCAGAGTTTGAGGATGAAACTCCAATCAATCCTTTTGATTTCTGGCAAGGTGCAAACTTCAAGTTGAAGATTAAGAAGGTTGCAGGATATTGGAACTATGATAGTTCTGAGTTTGATTCTGTATCACCACTCCTTGACGATGATGATGCACTAGAAGCATTGTGGAAGAAAGAGTATTCACTCACAGCAGTAACTGCTCCAGATCAGTTCAAGACTTATGAAGATCTTGAAAAGAGACTGAAGTATGTGTTAGGTCAGAAACCTGCTCAACGTCCTCGTCTTGACGAAGAAGTTGCGGTAGAAGATGATGCACGTACAACTGCCACAAGGCAAGTGGAAGCAGTAACTTCTAAGTCTTCTGATGAAGATGATGCTCTATCTTATTTCCAACAACTAGCGGAAAGTTAGTTATAAAGTCTGGTATTATCAGCACGTTTCAAGGTTCTGCTCACATACTGAGTGGAACCTTCTTTGTATTCCATCATTTCTTCTAAGTCATCAAGTATAACATTGAGATATAATGGTTTAATTAAAAATATTCTTCTTTTTTTGTTGTTTATATCTTCCTCATATTGTAAATTAGTAACTGCTCTTGAAATAGGATTAACAGTTACTTGTTCATCAGTCATCGATTCATAATAACTTACACTTTGTGCTACACTAACTTGAACTCCTCTTGGGAAAATAATAACACCATTTCTATCCTTAACTTCATTGGATTCGTAGTGATGTACTTCGTTTAATTTTTCAATGGTTCCATACTTATCCATTACGTATGCATCTAAGTTTGATTGACTTAGTGGCCACTCATCATAGACATTGATTACATTATTTGATAGTAAAACAACCCAATCTAAATCAGGACTACCATATATTTCATTGGCAACATTATCGGGTCTATCATCACCCTTAACATCATATTTTTGAAAGGTAGTTAGATCTTGGAAGATATCTTCTCTTAACTTTCCTTTCTTAAAGAAGTTTTTTACTTGAGTATAGTTTGAAATATATTGTCCATCTTTGGTACGGTTAACATATTC